ATCTACAGCAATTGATTACCACCAAATCAGATCGTGTGGAATTAACGTCAGCCGCATCTGAGGCATTTATATCTGCCAGAACGTCACGCGCAGAAACGCCAGAGGCATTAGCTGGTGTGCATTCCGAGAATGTTCTATTGGTAGTTGATGAGGCGTCTGGTGTGCCTGAGAAAGTTTTCGAAGCGGCGGCTGGGTCAATGTCTGGTCACAGCGCAACCACGTTATTATTGTCAAACCCGACGAGATCCTCTGGCACATTTTACGAAACGCAAACCAGATTATCAAAGAGCTGGTGGACTAGGCGGTGGTCGTGCATCGACAGCCCACTTGTGTCGAAAGAGTTTGTCGAGGAGATGCGTGAGCGATACGGCGAGGAAAGCAACGCATTTCGCATCCGCGTACTTGGCGAGTTTCCATTGGCTGATGACGATACGATCATACCATTTCACCTAGCCCAGAGCGCGACACATCGTGATATTGAGATGACGCCCGATATAAAGCCAGTGTGGGGCTTGGACGTGGCGAGGTTTGGTACTGATAAAACTGCGCTTTGCAAAAGATATGGCAACGTCGTCACAGATATTGATGCGTGGCAGGGATTGGATCTCATGCAAACTGTGGGTCGGGTTATGGCAGAATATGAGGGATTACAGCCCAGCATGAGGCCATCAGACATATTGGTCGATAGTATTGGCGTGGGCGGCGGTGTTGTTGATAGATTGCGTGAGCTTGGCCTGCCAGTGCGTGGAGTTAATGTTGGTGAAGCCCCAGCGCTGGGCAAGACTTACATGAATTTGCGTAGCGAGCTGTGGTTTAAGACAAAAGGCTGGCTCGAAGATAGATCCTGCAAGTTACCAAAGGATGACCAGCTCTTAGCTGAGTTAACCAGCATTAGGTATAGTTTTACATCGTCGGGCAAGATGAAAGCCGAAAGCAAGGACGCAATGCGAAAACGTGGCCTAAAATCGCCAGACCTTGCAGATGCATTATGTTTGACAATGGCATCGGACGCGACGACTGCATTATCTGGCAATAACAATAACTGGAATAAATCTATTAGGCGCAATTTAAAGGGAATTGCATGAAAAAAAAATTTTTAAATTTGTCACCTAAGATGAAAAATTTATTGATGGCTAAGTGGATAAGGCAGTATGTGCAACGCGGTTTATCTTTGCAGGATGCACAGCACGCCGCGAGGTGGAAAGCTGGCGAGTGGAAGCTCTCAGAAAGAATGCGTAACATACTGGCGTCAATAGATGAATTGTGATATGGTCGCATAATATACAGCAAAAAGGTTTTACCATGAAAACATGCAAGGGATGTCCTACCAAGTCAAACTGCAAGGCAAAAGGTATGTGCTTGAATGGCGGCTATGGTAAATAGAGGTATACTAAATTTCCTCAATCAACTTGATGAGGGCAAGAGATCCAGACGTAACAGCTTTGCGGAACGTGTTGCAAATTTCCTGACGCCTAATGACGAATTTGAATATCGTGGCGGATTGTTAAGCAATATGGATGGCACATCTGCAATGGATCGTATCGGCGAAAAGACAAGCTACGGCACGTTAGGCCAAGCCAATTTTGCTGGCAATGATCCAATTACATCTCTTCCAAACCAGATGCCTCAAGGCACAATGGCTAGGGGCGCAGATGCTACAGGTGGCGAAATAGTGCGTAGCATGATTTTACCAGCAGAAGTAATTCGCATAATCCAAGGATCTAATCTTGCAAACAAGCAGGGGTTTATAGAGCTACTGGAATATAAGATGAATAACGAGCCAGAAGATTATAATAGAATTATGCTTAACCCAGATGGCCTATCTGAATTAATGGCGCTGTATAACGCATCAAATGAAGCAAGCACGCCTAGCAGGGAAATGTCACCTAGAATACAACAAATGCTAGATGGAATATTTGATGGGACTGCTTGATCAAAAAAGGCCAATGAGCTTTTCTGGAAAGAGGACAGCTACACCATACCAAGGCATTACAGCAATGGACGCCGCAAAGTTTGTAGCTGAAGCCACGCCGATCATTGGTGATGCTATGGCGGCTAAGGAAATATACGACGAGCTACAAAAGCCAGAGCCTAACTATGGATTGGTTGCTGTTTTAGCTGGTGCATCTTTAATTGGCTTAGTGCCACTTATTGGTGATGCCGCCGCCGCGCCTATCAAGAAAGTTGCAAAAGGCTTGCTTGATGTAGTTGATCGCGTTGAAGTTGATCCAAATGCGCTAGGGTCTACGTTTGGTAATCTTAAATTAAATCCAAAATCCAGCAATGTTCCACGCAATATGCCAGCAAATAATGTGCTGGATAAAGTTGATAATTTATCAAAAGAGCAGTTAGAAACTGCCGTTCCATTTACAAAAACTTCCAACTTTGCCCAACCTAGAGTTGGCGGTGGGCGAGCAAAAGATCCAGCTTTATACAATATTTTTTCTGACAAAAAGCAAGTTGGTGTTGCGCCTAGTGATTGGGAAATAAAAGGCCGAAGACTTACATCTGGAATAGAAACACCAGATTACAAAACTGTTGAAGATGTAAGAAAAGAGGGCTTTACTGATTTATTTGCATTTACAGCAGATGGATCATATGGTGACACAATAATAGATGAGTTTAATGGTATAAAACTTGATCGTCCAGTAATGTTTGAAGCTGGACATGCCTATGGGGATAGTGGACGCGGATTTGCTTCTGATGATCGGGCTTTAACAGGTAAACAAAATGCTTGGGCTAAAAATAACGAAGAAGGTGGTCGTTCTCTAGTTACGCCACTTACAATGGGCGCAAAAGGTGGGGATTTTTCAGCTCATCAAGCAATGTTAGCGGCTCAAGCTATATTATCAAATGCAGATAATATTAATCCTAACTTTGTGCCATTATTAGGTGCGGCTAAAAATAATAATAGGCTTCTTCCAGAGGGAATGGGGTTACTTAACCCAGAGCTTGCAAATTATCTAGCTGGCTTAAAGGGCGGACAAAGATCTGCATTTACTAGAGCTTTAGATACAAAAGACGCCCTTGAAGCTAATATTCCAAGTATTGGAGCAGTTAGGTGGGGATCAACAGTGCCTGAGTTGACTGAAAAACCTTTACTTAGTGGCGGCTTTAGAATGTTTGAGCCTGACATAGATCCTGATGGTTTATTAGATTACAGTAATCCACATTCAACATACAATGCATCAATTGGACGTGTTGGAAATAATATGACAATGGGTGAAGTACGCCCTTGGTATTTGCAATTCCCTGATTTTGCCGTTCCAAGGATGATAGACAACACACCATCTGGCTCAAATATGTTAAATCCAAATGCTATGCCTAAAGATTTAAGGGCGGCTCAAATGAATCCTAACATCTCACAAAACATAGATGATCAATACGAAGATATGAATATGATTTATAATGAAATATTAAAATCTCAAGGCAAAGACGCCGCAGATATGTATGCAATGGATGCCGCTTTAAATAGATACCAAATGCGGGGATTGTTAGATTATTAGAAAGATATACAGCGTGGGCTACTATCTCGTTAATAAATATGATATATAGAAATAAAACTAGGGGCTAGACAATGCCAATAACAACATACGCAGAATTAAAGACGACACTCGCAGATTTTTTAAATCGTGATGATCTTACATCTGTGTCTAGTACATTCATAAGTTTAGCCGAGGCTGACTTAAATCGCAAGTTGCGCCACTGGAAAATGGAAACTAGATCCACTGCTGAGATTGACACAAAATACAGCGCGATCCCAGCCGATATGCTAGAGCCTATCCGCTTTCATATTACGAGTGGCGAGACAAACCCATTAGAATTAATATCGCAAGCGGAATTGCTAGACAGACAGCGAAGAGCTGGCAACGTGTCAGGCCATCCAAGATACTACGCAATGACTGCTGGCGAGTTACAAGTACATCCAGCGCCAGATGGTGTTTACGATGCAGAATTATATTATTATCAGAAAATACCAGCATTATCTGACAGTAATACAACTAATTGGCTTCTGGGAGAATATCCAGATGCTTATTTGTATGGAGCTTTGGTACACTCAGCCCCATATTTAAAAGAAGACGCTCGAATTACTACTTGGGCGGCTTTGTATCAAAGCGCTGTTGACGCTATAAACGCTGTCAGCGATCAAACTAAATACGGCGGCTCTGGTCGTCGTCTAAAAATAAGGGCATATTAAAATGAGTTTTTCAAACGATTTCGAAACAAGAGTATTGCAATACATATTCACAACAGGTTCGGTGACACGTCCTACTGCGTGGCACGTTGCATTATATACAGCCGCACCAAATGATAGTGGCGGCGGTACTGAAGTATCTGGCGGAGCGTATGCGCGTCAGTCAGTTGCATTTTCAGTATCTGGCAACACAGCTACAAATTCTGGCGCTGTTGAATATCCTACAGCTACAGCAGGCTATGGAACAGTTTCACACGTTGGAGTATTTGATGCGGCAACAGGCGGAAACCTAATTGCATACGCGGCTTTGTCTGCGTCTAAGGCAATTGACACTGGCGACGTATTCCGCGTTCCTGCTGGTGATTTAGACATTACTTTAGAGTAAATTAAATGACAGTTTACCGAGGTGGCTACGGCTACAGTCTATATGGCGAACATACATTCGGCTTTGATGGGTCAGTCAAGGACGCCTCAGTAACAATATCTCCAGCCGCAAGTGTTTCTGCGGCTGGTGTTAAAACAGCAGTTGGCTCTGCAACATCATCTAATAATTTAGCTATTTCTTCAGCTTACAATTTAAGTAGAAATGTAAGCGTAGCTATACCACAAGCAAGCACAACTACAGTTGTTCCTAATGTTACATTTGTAAGAAGTGCAAACATATCCACAACGAGCGTTACTGGCGTCGGTATAAGTAGGGTTAGAGCGTCGTCAACCTCAGTCGCAACTGTTTCTTCAACAGCGTCTGCTGGCAAGCGTGTAAGAATTGCTAGTTCCATTGTAGCAACAGCGTCTGGCGTAGTGACATCTGGTGAAAGAGATAGGCAATCTTCTGTTACAATTTCGCCTACGTTGTCTGCAACGGCGTCTGGCGTATTTGTTGTAAGCGATAGTGTTGCAATATCCACAACATCTTCAATAACTTGTGCATCAGAAAAAATATTTCAAGGAAGCTCAAGCATAACGCCTGCGTCTACATTCACAAGCTCAGTCGATAGGGTTAGATTATTAAGCCCACAAATAGTTACGACATCGAGTTCTTCCTCAAATGGGTTTGGCACGTTTGCTAGATCAGCAATTATAAATACCTCAAGTAATGTTGATGCTACTTGCAATAGGGTGTTTTTACTAAATACCACAATAATTAATACGTCTTCCACATCTTGCAATGCAATTGAGAAGTGGGAAACAATACCAAAAGTAACAGAAATATGGACAGCCGCATGATGTTGCAATTTAAGCATTTTTGTGGCAGTATGCGATCAGCGCCTACTGCGTCTTTCTCTTACATTGATGAACGATATTAGGCCGAAAGGCCAACTATAGGAGCTTAACATGGCAGATACTACAACAACCACATACAGTCTGGTGAAACCAGAGGTCGGCGCATCCGAGGATACTTGGGGTACAAAAATAAATACCAACTTAGATAACGTCGATAATCTGTTAGATGGTACGACGCCTATCACTGGTATTGATATTAATTCTGGATCAATAGATGGAACGCCAATTGGTGCAAGCTCTGCGTCTACAGTGGTGGCTACATCTGTGTCAGTAGACAATATAACCATTGATGGTAATGAGATTGACGTAAGCTCTGGCGACTTAACAGTGGACGTTGCAGGAGACATCATCCTTGATGCAGATGGTGGTGATGTAGAAATTAAAGATGGGGGTAACAGCAGAGGTAAATTAATATGTGAGTCTGATGGCTTTACAATTAGGTCA